TTTAATGTGAGGATGTATTATCTCTCTTTTCAGGACTATGCTATATTGAGCTTTTAGCCATAAATAGCGAGATGTTACCGCTGCAAACGCGCGTTCAATTTCACGCGCATTCCTCTTACGCCAGCGGACTTTTCGTCTCTGAATGCAATAAGCATGGAGGATCTTGTTCTTGAAGTGCGGTCGTACCGATAATCGTCTGGGACGAGGTGTGGGGTCCAATCCATATATTCAAGTTCTTCGGCTTGGTCATCATAGGGAATGCTGAGCTTTTTCATAGCATCGACATAAGCACACGTGGTAGATTCGTACCTTTCCAGACACGATTCGTGTGTGACTTCCCTCCAGAACTGGCCGACAGACAAGTGTCCATCTTTGACATCCTTGAGACATTCAAATTTCGCCTTATACTCATCAAAGACTTCTGGGCCATGAGCCCATAGTTCTGTCAGAGCATTAGCGACATTTCCAGCCATAATCTCACAACGAGATTCCTCACACCCTTTTCGGCGCATTGTAGTAGTTAACGATTTGAAAATCGAATTCTTCTCAAGTGCACCGATGTAGGTTCCAGTGACTTCGTGCTTCCTAAATTTTCGTTTCAGAAAGTCTATGTTCTCAAATGGGATAAAAGCAGTAGGTGCCGAATCTTTGTCCGGCATAGTATACTTCATTCCAAGTAGAGACATTTCATAAGCCACGGAGAGGTGGTTGAATAGTTGATCACTGTTGGAGACACTACAAACATTGTCGTCTCCATATGTCATCAGCGCAACAACCTGGTGGAATAGGGGGAGTTCCAAAGTCCCACGCTTCATGTGCATGGCATAGTAACAATACCTCATCATGAGGGCATTGACAATACCATTTACGATCACAGTCAGCGGATGACCAGATGGTCCTGATCCATCAATTTGAACCAGCACACCATTTATGTCATATATGGGGTAACAAACTTCACACGCAATTCCATCAACGACGTTAAGCAATTCGTCGGGATAACCACTCTCTTTCAAAACGAATTTGAGGATTCCCATTGCTTCTATCGAGAAATTACTTCGCATGCGTTGGTCGTACTTCGAAAAGTCTCCACCAAAAACACGGTCTTCTCCAAAAGATGAGATATATTTTCCGAGGAAATCCCAATCTTTGCCTTGAGCATTGACTCCCACTGCGCTTTCAAATAGCGTGGGGAGCTGCGTCATCAAGACATTTAATGGAGAAAAGATCATACGAGTCGCAATTACAAAATTCATAGGAGCACCAGCGAATACACGCAGTTTTCCTTTTAACACCTTGTCGAGTGGTAAAGCTTCATCTTTAAGATTACACTTCATTATGATATTGGAACGAATTCCATTCTCAAAATTCTCAAAAAGAGACTCAACAGATGCACGAACATCGAATTTCTCGGGGTCGAACTGGTACTCCAGGACATCTTCGAGAATTCCATCTTCATTTTGTTTTTGGACATACAATCTAGGACAGTGTCCCTTCATTTTCTCATCGACAGCTTCTTGGATAAGCAACAAGTACTTTGGTC